TGGAAGTGACCAAGTGACAAACAGCCATCGGACATAACTAACCATTTTTTAGAAATGCCTCCTAAAATATATTGAGGGAATCTCTTCCTAATGGCAGCTATCTTTGAGGAGTGTGGTGGGTTCCTGGTGGGATGGTCTGATGGGGATGCGTAAGCATCATCCATTCAGACACGGTTCCTCATTATCTCTTCTCTATATTTAAGAGAGATTTCCCAGGGGGATTGCTCTGAACCTTATTGGTTCAGATGGCAAGGTCCTTCATGAATTCTGGATCACCAAAGAGAATGGCTACTGGTCCTGTGATCGAGCTGGGGGTGTGGGCATGGGAGAACCCATGCTTTCGGACCAGGGCTTGGAGCCAGAGCATATTGGCAAAGGCATTGTCTTCCCTTTTTGGTTCGAGGATTCCTTGGACCCCTTGGAACACAAGGCAAGGGGTGGCTTCACCATTATAGAGAATGGAGTCGAAGCCCTCGACGAGATGGCGATCTCCACCGACGATGGAATCTAGGAGCAGGGGTGAGGGAGCCTGCCTCATGATCATGAGTCTGTGGGCCTTCAGGGAAGCCGAGTTTGGAATGATGCGAAGGACGCCCCTCATCGGAGTGTTTCTTTCCTTATTGGTTCGAAACGCTGAAAGGAGGGGAACCCGTGTGGCTTTTCACCACACTGGGGGGACGGGGCTTAGCCCATCAGCCTCTGTCCTCGGATACCGCTCTGAAAGTGTTCCCTGGCCGAGAGCCTATCCAGCAGCGTCACTCTGACAATTGCTTATATTCATAAGTTATGGAGGAAGGCAATAGCTACCCAACAATAATAACAACAAAAAAGGAGTGAGGGTGTTGGCCCATCACTCCTCTCTAGTCCATTGGTAAGGCAGTCGGTCTGCCAACAAAGTCAGACTCTGGACCAAAGGTTTCCCCTTGGTAGGAGGTCGAGTCCCTCGTCTGCGGAAGTTATCTGCCCCACTATCCGCTAGGGTCATGACACGCCGCGACTGCGAACCGCTGCGGACAGATATATAATCTGTCGTTGTAGGGGCTTCGTCAAGCATAAAATGAATGTACGTCCGGCTATAGATGCCCTAAAAGGTAATTGTAGTAGGAGAGCACCATGTCAGTTAGTGAAGATGAATTGGAAGAGCGAGCGGTTGCACCCAGGGTTACTTTGAAGGACGTGGAAAACTCGATTCTCTTTGAGTATTATTTCACGGCTGCTGATGGCGTTCGAGGTGGACGTTTGATGAGCGGCGGACGGGGTGGGATTATGCAGGGCAAGGCTGCGAGTCTCGAACAGTTAACCTTCTGTGTCTTGGTCCTCAAGAATGGTTTCACCCCGACGGGTCAGAGCGCCTGTGCCGATCCTACCAACTACCAGAAAGACATCGGTGAACGTATCGCCAGGGCTGATGCCTTGAAAAAGATCTGGCCGTTACTTGGTTACGAACTGAAGACCAAACTCAGCAAGGAAGCTTGAAACTATGAATTATGTCACTCTTCTCCTCATTGTCGGGATGGTCATTCTGACCAATCTCGGTACCCAGTACGGCTGGCCGAAGCTCCTTGTCCTTCTCAAGACGGATCAGGCCAAGGTCGAAGCGAAACTCATTGCCCAGGTTGCGACTGCCCAGGCGGCGGTTGTCTCGGCTCAATTGGCTCTGAAGGCTCATCGAGAGAAATATGGCACTCGTCTGAAGGCGACTGTCGTCTCTCCGGTTTCCATTTCTGTGCCTGCTACTGTCGTTGCGCCAGTTGCCACGCCTGTTGAAACTTCTGTTGCCACTCCGATTGTGCAGGTGACGCCTTGATCACTCCCAGCATCGGACGTGTCGTTTGGTATGTGCCGCCTCATGCTCCGGAAGGTGAGCCGGCCAATGATCCGCAGCCCCATGCGGCTCTGGTTACCTATGTGTGGAGCGATCGCATGGTGAACCTCGCTGCCTTCATGCCGAATGGCGCCAGCTATGGTCTGACGAGTGTGACGCTCGTTCAGGAAGGTGACGCTATCCCTGTCTTGGGTGGTTACGCTGAATGGATGCCCTATCAGGTTGGGCAGGCCAAGAAGCACGCTGATCCAGCTCCGGCTCTGGATACAGTTACACCCACAGTTGCACCTCTTGTGTCTTTGCAGGGCAACGCCTGGGACAAGAATCAGAACCACGTCAACGCCTTCACTCGGAATTGAGCCAATGATCCCGGCAGTCATCTTCGTCAATGGTCCTTCTCGTTGTGGGAAGGATACGTTTGGCAAACACATTGAGGAGATCCTGCCGGGATTCCAATACAAGCAGGCGTCCAAGATCCTCAAGGAGCAGACCAATGCTCTCTATGGACGTTCTGATCTACCTTGGGATTTCTGGGAAGACAACAAAGACGAACCGAGTCCTACCTTTTTGGGACTCAAGCCACGGGAAGCTTGGATCAAGGTCAGTGAGACCTACATGAAACCGACCCATGGCCAAGAGATTTATGGCAAGCTCCTCCTTAAAGAGATGCAAGCCAGCCCGAAGCGAGCCTATGTTGTAGATTGTGGCTACTCGCTGGAAGCGTCTCCCATCATTCGTGCTTATGGTGCTGACAATTGCAAACTTGTCCGTATCCATGCTGAAGGGCGTGGGTGTTCATTCAAGGGTGATAGCCGCTCTCATATCGTTCTGCCGAGCGTTGAGAGCTTTGACATTCAGAACAATGGGAATAAAGCCCGGTTCATTTGGGCTATCGATCGCCAGTTCGGTCGGATGCTCCAGCAGATGGTGGGAGGAACCTAATGTTTAAGATCGAGAAGTCCACCTGTGGCAAATTCATTCGTATCACCGTAGGAAAAGAATCCATGGTGCTATCCATTGGGGATTTCTCGCGAAAGCTGGCTGGTCCTAGCGAATTTCGACACCTCGTGGAGCTGCCTGCTCCTCTCCAGATTAAGGGTAGCGTCTGACCGATGCTCACGCGAGATCAGATAGAACAGGCCCTTCCCACAAATCTAAAGAGCGCCGCCACCCAGAGCTTCACGGATCAGATCAATAATCTGAGTAGTGATCCTTTGGTGGCCGAGCAGATCAGGGAGAACTTCCTCTCCTACTCTCGCGTGCTCCAAGAGGGCAAATTCAAGACCGAGGACTACCTCCATGCGGTAGCCTATGTCGCTTTCAAGCACATGGGTTATTCGAACCAAGAAGCCTACTGCCGGACCTTCCCTCAAAGACATGCTGTGCTCGTCGCCAAAGGTACGAGTCCAAAAGACATTGCTGCCTATGTGGCTGCTTTTCACCGAGGGAAGCTCGTCAACCTCATCATGGAGCAGAGTCTGGTCCCAATCTGGATCCTGAACCAAGACACATATCAGAGAGCGATCAACACTCAAGTCGAGATCATGGAGGATGATACCCTCCCTGCCGTGGCTCGAACTGCGGCTGCTAATTCGGTTCTCACTCATTTGGCCAAGCCTAAAGAGGCTGCTGCTGCTATCAGTCTGACCATTGCTGACACTTCCGGTATGTCGGAAATGCGTCAGTTGCTTACTGATTTGGCTCGAAATCAGCGGACTGCTATCGCAGGAGGCACTTCTCCTCGAGAGATTGCCAGCCAGAAGCTCATTGACGTGACTCCTGTTGTTGTGAGCATCCCCTGATGGAGTTCGTTAAGCAAGAGCTCGATCAGTGGCTGGATAATGTTAGCTATGCTTTTCTCAATTCCTCGGAATATATGCCGAGTGAGTTTGCTTTAACATTTATGAACTTCATCAAGCTTGTGAATGGCACAGAAGGTGAGAGCCATAAGACTCCACCTGTGCATCTGAAGATGCTGGACAAGATCTCTGAAGCTAGTGACTACGTGGCTAACCTCTGCTTTCGTGGCGCTGCTAAGACGACTCTGTTCATGGAGTATATGGTTCTCTTCTTGGCTTTTTATGGCTACCTACCTGGGTTTGGTAAGGTCGAAGGGATGATCTATGTCTCAGATTCCATGGAGAACGGCGTCAAAAGCGCCCGAAAGAACATTGAGTTCCGTTACAACAACAGCGAATTCCTCCAGCATTGGGTTCCAAACGCTAGCTTCACCGATAATTACCTCGAATTCCGCAGCCGAGAGGGTAGTCGTCTCGGTGTCAAGATGTTTGGCGCTAAGACTGGCCTACGTGGAACCAAGATATTTGGTAAACGTCCTGTCTTAGCTGTGCTTGATGACCTTGTGAGTGACGATGATTCGAAGTCCAAGGTCGCTATGGATGCCATAAAGGATACTGTTTACAAGGGTGTGAATCATGCCCTCGATCCTACTCGACGAAAGGTGATGCTGAATGGCACACCATTTATGAAAGATGACATTCTCATCGAGGCCGTCGAGTCTGGGGCATGGGATGTCAACGTTTGGCCCGTCTGTGAACGTTTTCCATGCACTCGGGAAGAGTTTGTAGGTGCTTGGGAGGAC